ACTCATTATTGGAAAAAGTTAAAACTAATGATATAGGTTTAGGTTTTAACCCTACTATTAATAATGTTATGGCGGTTATCTGTGCAAATGCTGATGCGTTTTTAAGACTTATGGATGAAATACATGAAGAAGCATGGAATAAAAGAAAAAGTAAGATAAGACTACAAGCAATACTCGGAGAAAATAAAAATGAAGGGATAGACTCAAAAGACGACCTAAAAGAAAATAGTAGTAATAATTTTAACAATAGTGAAAACTTTACATATCCATGGCCATCATATTTTGAAGCTGAAATAGACGAGTATGGTAACGAAAAACTTATTGATAAATATCCTGGTGACCCGTCAGTAATAAATTTAACAAAAGGTTATAGATATGATGAATGGCCTGAAATACAATTTGTTGAAGAATTCATAACCGCTACATTTGAAAAAAAAGAACCATCAATAGACTTCAATTATGAAAACGGTTACGTACAAAGTAAAAACGTAAACTTTAACCCAATAGAATTTCCGTTTTTTAATCCACCATATAATCAACTTGACGACTTGTCGTTTTATTATGAAATAATTGAAAGAAGTTTTTTATTTTCAAATTATACAAAATTTAATTTTGATACCACATATAAAACAACACTATTAGAATTTTTCTCTGACGTAGTAGTAAATAACATAAAAGACGCTGTAAAAAATTCACCGGACTTATCAAAAAAACTAAAAGATTATGCTTTTACTTATGATAATATTTTAAATGTTTTAGAAGAGTCAACAAATCCGGGTAAGTGGAGTTTGTTTGAAAGAGACGAATTTGTAAATTCATATATTAAAAATTTAGTAGATAATAATTTTGGCATCTATAAAGAAAGTTTTATTGATACAGAATCAATTTCAGTAGAAAGTGATATAGAATCAACAAATAACTTAAAAAGTTTTTTTAATAGTGAAGAGTCAGGTAAAAAAACATTTTTAGATACATACCCATTTACAAATTTAAGTTATATAAAAGATAATCTTTCTAATGGTATAAATACAAATTTGATTAAGGCTTATAAGGTAAACAAAACAATATCATTTTTAGATAGTAAAAAAACAATCTCATCATTTAGTGATTATGATAATAGTTACTATGATAAAAAAGTTTTTACTTACTTTGAGTGGACATTAGGAAACTCTAAAAATCCAATATACGAAACTCCTGGACTCTACTCACCACCCGACTTCAATACTATTAATTATGCTACCACATACTTTAACAGTAAAACTACTCAAAATACTTATTTAACTGAGTCAGTAATAGACTATGGAAGTAACTATAATCCAACTAAAAATAACTTAACATCAAAACAAACAACATCATTTATTAATACTCCCTATTTTATTAACGCGATAATTGAAGGTGTTGATAATGAAAAAAATGGTGTAGAAACACCATATATTTCCTTAGGGTATTTATATTTAAATTCACTACCATTAAATACATTATCTGAAAAATTAAAAACATTTAAAGATAGTGTAACTGAAGATTTAGATTATGTTTTTGCGACATTAAACAATTACTCTGCAATACATAGATTACCATATGAATGGATTTTAAAGATAGGTTCAGTCTACCATAGATACAAAAAATATAAAAAAGAAAATATTGATATACTTGATGGAGTATGGAAAGACTTTGATTATGTAAATGCGTATGACCCAGTTACTAATAACATAAGTAAAAATTATACAATACAAAATTATGAAAATGAAAATGTTGATATTAAATTAAAAAATATAGAAAATGGTATTATCCCTGGCTCGGCAACCACTTATGAATCTATTACATTAGAAAATGGATTTTACCCTAAAATAATAAATGATATATACTACTTATTTACGGGAAAGGATGTACTAACAAATTATGACGAAAATGAAATTAATAATTTGTATTATCTTAATTTAAAAACTGGACACTCAACGAAGAATCTTAATTATTTACCACCTGGATATGATGTAAATAATCCTAATGATACTTTAACTATAAAAAACTGGTTCTCGTTCTTTAAAATAGAAAATAATGCAGATTTTACAGAAGATGAACAGGGTAAAATTTTAATATTACCTAGTTATGGTTGGACTAAATTCAATCAGTCTAAATTAGAAATAATTAAAGATGGTAAATTAACCACACCCTATATAGATAACAATGCAATATATAATGGTTCGGTTAGGACATTGTGGTCATCTGCTAATTACGGTTATTTTAATAATGATTGGATAAAAAAACCAAATCAAAATGAGTATATAAAAACAATAAAAAATGACTCAAATATACAAGACGCGTTTAATTTAAAAAGTGAAGGTGACTACCACTCTATTGAAGAGATATTTTCGGTGTTTACAAAGGATATGTTAGATGTTTTTGAAAATCACTTTTTAAATTTTTGTAAGACAGAAAAAGCATTTAACCCAAATATCGTAAATAGAGGACAAACTACATTTGATGACTTTTTAAAATCACCAGAAGTAAAAAATCAATACCCTAATGGTGTTATACCATATGAAGATATTTTTAAATTAAAAACACAATTTAAAAATCAAAAATCTGCTTTTAATTATGGTGTGGAAAATAATAGATATGTAAGTTTAAAAGAAATACTTAAACCTTTATTCTTTATTGAAGACGTTATTTTAACGGGTTCTGTTGATGAAGATATTGATAATATTAGAAAAAGTCAAATTGATAATTTTGTAAAACAAAATAGTGAATACTTTTTAAATACAAATATAATTCTAAAAATAGGTAATGCGGGTAAATACGATAGAAAAGTCTTTGACTCGTTTTCAAATTTACCTGAGTTTAATCCTGTGGATAAAATTAATTTCGGATATTATGTAAAAAATAGTTTACCGACTATTGGAGGGGTAACTACATTAAGTCAAAGTATCTCAAACTATCCGCAAGAATGGGAAACTCTATTTTTATATGTCGGTGAATATAGAGATGAATTTATGGAATATAAAGATACGGGGTCTTATATAACGGACTTTTTTGTTGATTTAGACATAGAGTTTACAACTCAAAATATTATTGATTTAAGTCAAATAATAAAAGTTTATGCCTCTCAGAAAAGAGAAACCCCAACCATAACAAAAAATGTGTTTTATGAAAGATTTAATGAATTTTTAATTAACACAAAGAATTTACAAAATACCATAACGAATCAGGTTTTTGTAAAATTAAATCAACAATTACCTACGATAAATATTGAGTATGATACAGGGTCACGTTCAACAATTGACGGAAACATAACAAAACTTGAATTATGGAAAGATTTTCAATATTTAAATGACCGATGGGTTTCGGGTCAAGATTTTAAAAATAGAACACTATTTGAAGAGTTTTTATTTTTAGATGAGGCAAATAGACCTGTTGGTGATAATATAATTATTGACATTGAAAAATTAAGACAAAAATTAATAGGTAAGCTTGATAATATATCACTCTACGGTTTAATTGGTGACATATTAACTGATAACGGATTTTTATTCATGCCAACACCTGTATACGCGAACTATTACGGACTAAATGACAGGGTAAGAAATGGAAAACCAACAGAAGACTCATCAGGAAAAATTGCTAAAGATATGTTTGGTACATATATGGAAGTTGATGTTAGGGAAACCCGACCAAAACTTATTGGAATATATATTAGCCAGGTTTCACAAAATTTAGATTTTAGAAACAATAAAAACATTAGAAGATTAGATGATGCGACTGATTTAACCAATCCATCAAATAATAGTATGATTGAAAATCTTAACAATAAGGAAGACTATTCTAATAGTAATAAAGTTGTTGGGTTTAATGTCGAGTTTGGTAATCAAGAGCAGGGTATATTTAAATCAATATCATTAGATATGAGTCAGTTTAAAGATACTGCTGAAGTTTTTAAAGTCTATGTAGACATGGGTAATTACGCATCAGGTCAAAGAGTTGCACAACAAACAGTATCGCTTTATAATATATACAAAAATCGTAGTTATACCTGTAATGTTACAAGTATTGGAAATGTTATGATACAACCAACAACGTATTTTATACTTAAACATGTACCTATGTTTAACGGACCATATTTTATTATGAGCGTAAATCATAAGATTACGCCGCAGGATTTTACAACAACTTTTGAAGGAGTTAGAATATCAAAATACTCATTAGCGCGACCTGACAAACTAGTAACAAGTGTTAATAGAAAGTTTTTAAAAACATTTGAAAATAAAATTTTACAAGCAACACCAACAGAAATAATAGATAGTGATGAAACTACGACATCTGTGGATTTAGAACGTACTGAGGCTCCCGAAAACAATTGTGCAGATGTTACCGCATATAATGACGTTCCGTTTGTTGCACTTGATTGGACTAATAATAGTTCAGAAGATGTTATAAATTATATAGAATCCCTTGATATTGATAAATCATTTAAGCAATTTATTTATTCAGTTGCTAATATTGAACAACCATTTAGAAGTGGAAATAGTAGTTCTCCAAATAATAATCTATTTGGAATTCTATCACAATCCACATGGCCAAGTACTTTTGATAGTCTGATAACAAGTCAAACATGTATATTTATACTGAGAGAAAATAAATACTATTCTTATGTTGCTTTTGATGATTTTAATCAGTCTATCAACTTCTTTAAAGAAAGATTAAAAAATTTATTTCCGGATTATTATAATGACTTAAGAAATTATTCTAATGGTCTTGATATTAATAATATGAATTTTTCTGAAGAAAGAAAAACCGCGGAAACGCTTTATAGGTTGTGGTATGGTAATTGGACCACTGCAGAAGGTTTTGGTAAAGACACACTTGAACTTGACATATTTTTTGATGGTTTAATCAACAGCAGTTCTGAAGAAAAAACAAAATATTATAGTGGTGTAGAAAGTTTTTTAAACTCATTAAATCAAGTTTCAGGTAAATTTACATAAATTATTATATTTATATAAAAAACAATAATATGGATATTAAAAACTTATTAGATAACTATCTTCAAAAAGATGCGAGATTAACCGAAACTGATAGAGGTAATGGTTATAAAGAAGTATGTGATTTAGATACTGGTGATTGTTACACAGTTAGAATGAGAGACGGACTAATAGAAAGAGTTGATAATACTATGAATTTAAATAAAACCCTTAGAGTTGAAACACCAACAGGGATGAAAACACTTTTAAACGGTTAAGATATGTCAGTAGAAAAAAAAATATTAAATGAAATTGAAAGGTATAAGTCAATTTCTGAATACATAACAGAACAAGAAGAAACTGCGGATTTACCGCCGTTACCTGATGAAGATAGTGATACGGCGTCAGATACGGAATTAGATACCGAAGGTAATACTGAAGAAGTTCCTGAACCTGTGGATATTGAAACAGACCCAGATGTTGAAGTTATTGGTGATGAAGGAGAAGAAACTTTAACAGATGAAGGTGGTGAAGACACTGAAGAATTAGATGTTACTGAATTAGTAACAACACAAAAAGATATTTCAGACAAACAAGATGAGTATATGGAATCTATGTTCAGTAAACTTGAAGACTTAACAAGTAAATTAAGTCAAATGGATAACATACTACAAAAAATTGACAACTTAGAACATAAGGTTGAAAAATACAGACAAAAGTCACCTGAAGAAAAATTACAGTTAAGAAGTTTAGATAGTTACCCATACAATCAAAAATTAACAGACTTCTTTATGGACAAACAAGGTGAATTTGAACAGACAGGAAAAGAAGAATATATTTTAACCAGTGATGAGGTTGAAAATTATTCAGATGGTGATATTAAAAAATCGTTTGACAAACCATTTGAAGACGAAGAAAGAATGTAAACATCGTATATTGGAATATGGAATAAAAGACTGTCGTAAGATGGTCTTTTTTTTTTGTTGTGATTTGACTTAACGTTTTTCATTGTTATATTTTACTTGAGTAACAGATAAAATTTTAACGAATAAAAGAAAAACAAAATGGCAAATGCACTCGACGCGGTACTCGCACAGTACGAAAAGAACACCACATCTCGTGGTGGTGGTGACGGAATGTCACAAGAAGAGAGGTTGAAGAAGTATTTCACAACTTATCTCCCTAAGGGGACTAAATCAGGACAGGCTCGTATTCGTATCCTACCTACATCAGATGGTTCATCACCATTTAAGGAGGTATGGTTCCACGAAGTCCAAGTTGACGGAAAATGGGTTAAGCTCTACGACCCAGGTAAAAACGATGGTGAGCGTTCACCTTTGACTGAGGTCTATGAAGAGCTGATGTCAACGGGTAAAGAGTCTGATAAGAAGCTCGCGATGCAATATCGTCCTCGTAAATTCTACATTGTAAAACTTGTTGACCGCGACAATGAAGAAGATGGTGTTAAGTTTTGGCGGTTTAAGGATAACTACAAACAAGAAGGTATCCTTGATAAAATCATTCCGATTTGGAGAGCAAAAGGTGATATCACCGACGCTAACGAAGGTCGCGATTTGATTATTGAGTTGGCAAAATCTAAGACCAATTCAGGTATTGAGTACACTATCGTTCAGACCATCATGTATGACGACCCATGTCCTTTGAGTGAAGACTCAGATTTGATGAAGGAGTGGATGGAAGATGAGATGTCTTGGAGTGATGTATACGCTCAGCGACCTACAGAATACTTGGAAGCTGTCGCTCGTGGTGAAACACCTGTATGGGATTCTGAACTTAAGAAGTTCGTATATGGTGACGACACCACAGAAACAATTGGAGGTTCTACCCCTAAACAGGAAACTGTTAAGGAACAAACTAAGGACCCCCAAGCGGAGATGGAGGTTGATGAGGACCTTCCTTTCTAAAAACCAAAACCTACAGATGGGAGGGTGTAATGCTCTCCCATCTTTTTCATGACGAAAACTTCGTAACGAAAAAACAGAAATACAATGGCAATTAAAAAGAATAGTTTTAAAGACATAAAGAAGAAGTTCTCTTCTTCTGCTAAATTCAAACCTCAGAGGTTTTACGACTTGGGTTCTGAATTTTTGGATGCGGTAGGGGTACCAGGTCCGGCTATGGGACATATCAATATGTTCTTGGGTCACTCGGACACGGGTAAGACTACTGCGTTAGTAAAAGCTGCGGTTGATGCACAGAA